CAACAGGCTTTGTAATGGCAGCTTTAACCGATTACACACTAAAACAATACAATGACACAACTAAGCAAAGAATACATAGACAAGTACTACGCAAGTGAGCCTATTAGCATTATGATGAATAACATTGATGCTACCTACTTAGAAATACTAACATACTGCAAAGAGAAAGGCTACGAACCTGCAAAGCGCAGATTAAGACGTGAGCCGAGCAGCTTTAAGGTAGGCTACTTTGATATTGATAATTACAAACCAGAAACAATATAAACAATGGAACTACAACAAATATTTGAAACAACAAAAGAACAAAGGGTAGAGTTTACCTACCAAGTAATTGAACGCTTAAACAATGGCGAACTTGACCCATTAAAAACGCATCTCCAGGTTAAAGCCTTAGAGGATATGCTTGAAACCCTAAAGAATAGCAAGGACTATAAAGATGCGGTGCTAAACGCAGCCGTACAGAATGGCAAGGAATTTGAGTATATGAGTGCTAAATTTAACGTTAAAGAGGTTGGCGTTAAGTATGACTATACCAAATGCGAAAGTCCTGCGTATGACGAGATAATGACTGAATATAACGATGCAGCTAAACGCAAAAAGGATATGGAAGACTTCTTAAAGAAAGTGCCACATCAAGGACTTGACATTATTAACGGAGTTACTGGCGAGGTTACAAGAGTTTACCCACCTTCTAAGAGTAGCACAACAAGTGTAGCCGTATCATTAAAATAATTAAAATATTGTACTTCTTTGCAATTTGCTTACCTTTGGCAGCGTTATGCTACATAGGTGGGCATCTTGCTTATGAGATAATGTTAAAACTACGCAAATGATTTTATTACCAGTCGCAATAGTTATAGTAGTATTTGCTATTATTGAAATTCGTGATATGTATAATCAAACAAAATGATAGTAGGAATAATATGCTCTTTTGTATTTGCAACCCTTATTTCAATAGTATGGGTACGCTTGATAGACCAAAGCAATAAGATACTTGAACAAGACAAAAAAGAAAACAAATGACTTGGAACGAATTAACAGTTTGGCAGTACCAACAGATTTACCCAATAGTTACTAAGCCCGAAAAGGATTGGACCAACTTAGACGTGGAAAGTAAGTTAGTAGGCATAATCTACAACCTGACAGACACGCAGGTAGATAGCCTAACTATTCAGCAATTCAATAACCTAAGAGGAACGCTTGACTTTTTAGATGATAAAATCGAAGGTAAGCCTGTTAAGTATACGCAAGTAAACGGCAAACGATACCGCTTTGTTTATGACGTGCAACAAATGAAGGCAGCCAGATATATTGAAAGCAAGGTATTTAGCACTGACCTAATTAGCAACCTGCATAAGTTAGCAGCCTCAATGGTTATGCCTCAACGCAAAACCTGGTACGGCAAATGGGTAGATGACAAGTACGATGCAGCCAAGCATAGCGAATATGCAGCCGACCTACAAGCCTCGAACTTTGTTCACATTTATCATTCGGTTGTTTTTTTTTATCAAGTATACAGAAACTGGATAGAAGTTACGAAGGATTATTTGGTAACGGAAATGACGAACAAGGGACTGACGAGGGAAGTGGCAGACCAGGTGGTTCAAACTTTATGCGAAACTTTGGATGGCAGTATTGCGCCAAATCTGTTGCCGAATACGAAAATATCACAGTTAGCAAAAGCTATGAATTAACAACAATACACTTTTTAAATACGCTATCCTACCTAAAGGCTAAAGCTGATTACGATAAGGAGCAGCATAGGAAACTTAAATAAGACCCCCCCAGACAAGCCCTGCCAATTTTGGTGGGGTTAGTTATTTTTAGCCGTTCTATATATTTATTTGCGTGAGTATAACTAAAGAGCAAATACAAGCGTTAAGGGATAACTTTATACAAAGCATAGGGGAAACTGCAATAGATAAGGTTAAGGCTGGAGAACTGCCTATATTAGAGGAAACTCTTGCTTTATACGGACAAGCCTTTAACGATACGCTTGTTAAGATATTAGACCAAGACAATATAACAAGTTCTGGTAGATTGGCAGACCCAGCTTTGCCTATAATTACTAAATTCGGAACGGGATACGTTTTAAGTTTAGGTTATGAACCAGGAAGCGAGGCATCTAAATACTATGACTTTGTCAATAAGGGAGTTAAGGGTACTAAAAACATAAAGGCTGATAGCAAAACTCCTTACGCATTTAAAGGCAATAAAAAAGCCGTACCTGTTAGCTCAATAGAAAAATGGCTTGGCTATAATAAGCTAAAGTCCGTATCGGTTAAAAAATATACAAAGCTTGGAACGGAAAGGAAGGCACTTGAAACTAAAAAGTCATTAGCCTATGTAATAGCGAGAAGCATACACACAAAAGGTCTTACGTCTACCCATTACTTTGATAGAGCGGTAGCACAAGTATTCAATAAAGAATTTATACAAAATTTAGCACTTGCAATAGGTGGCGATGTGCAAATTCAAATAAAGCAAACAATTAACGAGAGTAAGAATGGCAATAACAATAACAAGTAGTCCTGCACCATATTCGTCTATGCACGATAACTTATGGTTCGTATCAAGTTCTACCAATAGCGGAACTACAAACTTTAAATTTGTGTACGATGTATACATTAACGGAAGCCAGGTAATACGTTCTAAAGTATTTCCTTCGCCAAGTGCAGAAGGTAGCTATGGGGTGTTTAACGCATCTCCAATGGTGCGCAGCTTTGTTACTAACTACTTTGAGCCTTCGGGAACATCAATACTTGTAGCTTCAAATGACAAGATTAAAGTAGACTACGATGTAAGGATAGGAGAAGAAGTAAGCGGTGTAACAACTACTAACTTAGCATCTGGCAGCTATTCAGCTTATAACTTTGTGCCACCATTATTTGCGGATATATTCTTAACAAAGAACGAGACACCTTTAGTGCTATCGTCTTATTACGATAATTTACTATTAGAAAACTTTACAGACGACTTTTTGACTGAGCGTGATACAGACGACATTACACTTGAGTATGGAGATAACTTTTACATTACGTTCTTACGCATAGCAACAAGCGGTTATTCTGCTTGGGTTGAGGTATTAGCACCAGGAGATGTAGTTACTAACACAGTAAGCGGAAATATCACTTTAAGCGGTCAGTTCAACTTATTTAACTTACAAGCGGAGCATATTAACACTTGGGCAAGTGGTACTATCATAGACGAGAACACTTATGGCTATAACTTCTACTTAAAGCGTGGACTTGCAAAAACAAGAGTTATTAAGATAAGACACAAGTGCTATCCTAAATACCAACAATTTAATCTTGAGTTCTTAAATAGGCTTGGCGGTTGGGACACAAAGAAGTTTGCTTTAGTTAATAGAAGGTCAAGCGAATATCAAAGAGCATCGTACAGGCGCAGCGATTACCAGCTTGTAGGTGGGCAAATGACAAACATCGATGGATATAACAGGTATAACGAAACGACTTTCAACTATGCTATTCAGCATAAGGATAAATATAAGCTTACAAGCGATTGGGTTAGCGAACAAGATTATACGTGGTTGGCTCAACTTGTATCAAGTCCTATTGTCTATATGGAAGTTCTTGGTGCATACTTCCCTGTTACCATAACGACATCAAACTATGATTATAAGTTAGAAAGTGCGGATAAACTATTTAACTTTGAAATTGAAGTAGAAGTAGGTAAGTATTTAACAAGCCAATTTAGATAATGATTAGCACAGAGATATACATCGAGGGGAAAAAGATAGATTTACTACAAGATTTATCTACCGAGTTTACTTATGCTATTGACGACGTAAGTGAGTTTGGTAGTCGCAATACTTCTTTTAGTAAAACAATAAGTATACCAGGTACGGCAACAAATAACTTAGTATTTGGATATATCTTCGAACTTAACAACGCAAATTTTACAGATAACACTCTACCTAACGTAGGTTATAACTACAATGTAACAAAACAAGCTAACTGTAAAATCTTTATTGATAAAGTGCAGATATTCAAAGGCACTTTACGAATATTGGAAATAGTTATAGACAAAGAAACAATCGAATATCAATGTAGCGTATTTGGAGAACTTGGCGGGTTTATTAATCAGTTAGGGAATAAGCGTTTAGAAGATTTAGATTTTAGTGCTTATGACCATACTTATAGCGTAGCTAATATTAGTTCAAGTTGGGATAACCCCGGCGGTTCTGGTTATTACTACCCACTTATTGACTATGGTAATGTAAGTACAGGGCAGTATGGAGTAGCTAAAAAGGACTTTCAATACACAACGTTTAGACCTGCTTTATATGTTAAGGAATATATACAAAAAATATTTGCAGGTACTGATTATACATTTGACTGCTCGTTTTTCAATACTGCCTTATTCAATAGGCTTATAATACCGCATAACCAAACAACTATCACTGCGTTAAATAATACAAGTATGAATGCGGTTGCTGGAGAGCAATCAATGAATTTGACTAACAACCCTTATGTTTCATATTCTTTTGTAACGCAAGGTAGCTTTAACCTTGACGGGTTAGGTCAATTATTTACTTATAGTGGCTCTACAATAACAACAAACGTGCAAGTTACTTTAAGTGGCGATGTTGCTATTTATGACCCTAACCAACCTAACTATTCTGTAATACTTAAAAAGAACGGCTTAGAGATAGGTAGACAAGATTTTGATGCAAGTATTAGACGTTTTATGGCTTGTAATTTTACAGTGCAAGGTGTTACGTTTAATAACACAGATACGTTGCAAGTAGAGATATTAGGAACGTTAATGGTTATTGATATTGTATTTGGGGAACTTATTGCTACTACAAGCACACCAACACAAGTACAAATTAATTTAGGAGAAACTATTAAAGTAAGTGAAACAATTCCTAAAGGTATATTCCAAAGAAATTTCTTTTTGAGCATTGTTAAAATGTTCAACTTATATGTTTATGAAAATAAATTTAATGATAAGGAACTTGTTATTAGTCCTTTTGTGGACTTCTACCCAACTACGTCGGCTACCGCTTTAGATTGGACTAACAAAATAGACAGAGCAAAGCCTATTAGTATAAAGCCAATGAGTGAGGTAAATGCTCGTTACTATAACTACAAGTTCAAATCGGATAATGACTTCTACGGAGAAAACTACCGCAAGAAGTACACCGAAGGGTATGGCGATTTTATTTTTGATACTGAGTTTGACTTCGTAAAAGAAACAGATACTTTAGAAGTTATATTTGCTGCCTCTGTGTTATATCAAGCAACAGGACAAGACAAGGTATTCCCTGCTATCTATAAGAAGTCAAACACAAATAGTGCTGAAGATAGAATGGATAGTATTATTCGCATAATGCAAACAAAGAAGATAACAGGTGTAGATGGTTGGAATATTATGAATACTACAACTAATTTAGGAACGTATACAAGTTATGGTTATGCAGGACACTTAGATGACCCTATTAACCCTACAAACGATATTAACTTTGGTGCGCCTAAAGAGATACAATTTAGACCTAATACCTATCCGTCTACTAATTTATTTAACGCATTTCATAGTCCTTACCTTGCCGAAATAACAAACAAAGATAGTAAGCTATTAACTTGCTTTGGTCTTCTGGATATAGTAGACATTTTTAATTTAGATTTTAGTAAGTATGTATGGATCGACGGGGTATTGTTCAGGCTTAACAAAGTTGAAAACTTTAACCCAATGGAATACAACACAACTAAACTATCATTCCTTAAAGTAATAGAAACACAATACTAATGGCACAAGAGAACGTAGGTATAAATATACAGGTAGGCGGTAATACAGACCAAGCCTTAGGCTCGTTAAAATCGCAGCTTAGAGAAGCTACTAATGAAGTAACAAGATTATCCGAGCAGTTTGGTGCGAGTAGCAAAGAGGCCGTACAAGCAGCGAAACGGGCAGCAGAACTTAAAGATAGAATAGGCGATGCTAAAAGCTTAATTGATGCCTTTAACCCAGATGCTAAGTTTAAAGCTTTAACTGCATCACTTGGCGGTGTAGCTGGTGGGTTTAGTGCTTTACAAGGTGCTACTGCTTTATTTGGAAAAGAAAACGAAGCGGTAGAGAAAACACTTCTTAAAGTTCAATCTGCTATGGCTTTGTCGCAAGGCTTACAAGCAGTAGGGGAAAGTATAGATAGCTTTAAGCAATTAGGTACAGTTATTAAGACGCAGGTAGTAAGTGCATTCTCTACTTTAAGAGGAGCTATTATTGCAACAGGTGTAGGAGCTTTAGCTATTGGTATTGGACTTGTTATAGCTAACTTTGATAAGGTTAAAAAAGTTATAACTAATCTATTCCCAGGTCTTGCTCAATTAGGTACGTTCTTTGGTAATATTATAGAAAAGGTTACCGACTTTGTTGGGGTAACTTCACAAGCAGAACGTGCTTTAGCGTCTTTAGAAAAAACTACTAAGCGTGGGAATGAAGGTATTGAAGCAAGAATAAAAGTACTAACTGCACAAGGCGGAAAGGAAAAAGAGATTTACGCACTTACAAAACAACAAGGAGAAAACGAACTTAATTTTTTAAGAGCCAAGCTTAAAACAAAAGAAGGATTAAATGAAGAAGAACTAAAGAAGTTTAGAGATTTAAAAACTCAACAAGCAGTATTAGATGCTCAAGAGCAAAAGCGTATAAATGAAGCAGCAGCAGAAAACGCTAAAAAAAGAGCAGATGCAAGTAAAGAAGCGGCATCTCGTAGTAAAGCAGATGCAGAAACAAGAAAAAAAGAAAACGAAGATAAATTACAAGCAGAAAAAGAAGCACAAGAAAAATTAGCTGATTTAAGAAATCAACTATTTTTATCTACATTTAAAGATGAGAACGAAAAGAAAAAAGCTGAACTTAATCTTGCTTTTATAAAAGAAAAAGACGAGATTTTAGCTAACACTAAGATTAATGAGGAAACAAGAAATCAATTAGTAATTGCAGCAAGGCTAAAATTAAATGCTGATTTAGAAGCCTTAGCAGCAGCAGAAAAAGAAAAAAAGGCGGCGGCTGATGCAAAGCTGCTTGAAGATAGTGCAGCAGCAATAGAAGCAGAAAACAATAAAGAGTTTGCTGATTTACAAACTCAAATAGCTAAAAAGAATAAACTAAATGAAGATGCAAGAAACGCTGAATTACAAGCAGATATATCTTTACAAAATGCTAAATTCGAAGCGGCGTCAGCAGGTCTAAATCTATTATCAAGCCTTGCTGGAGAAAACGAAAAGATTGCAAACGCTATATTTGTAATTGATAAAGCTTTGGCTATTGCTAAAATAGTAGTAGATACACAAAGGGAAATAGCAGGTTACTATGCAGCGAATTCAGTATTTGGTCCAGCAGGAGTTGCAATAGCAACTAAACAAGCATTAGTTGCAAAGATTAGAGCAGGTATTGGCATAGCATCAATAGCAGGTACTACTATTGCCAAATTCAAAGGTGGCGGAGCAGCAGGTAGCGCACAAGCAGGTGGTTCAGCTCCAAGCGTTTCTGCACAAGCACCGATTGCACCCCCACAACCACAAGCACAAACAACAACCTTAGATAGCCAATCTATTAACGCAATAGGCAACCAAGTTACTAAAACGTATGTAGTAGAAAGCGAACTTACTGGTATGCAAAAGCGTATTGCTAACTTTAGGGAGAGGGCAAGATTTGGTTAAATGATAACAATTTAAAAAACTTAATATTTACGAGTATGGACTTACCTGTTTATTTATTAGACATTAGCGAGGATATGAATGACGATGCCGAAGTGGACTATGTGGCATTAGTAGACAAACCTGCTATTCAAAAGAATTGGAATGCCTTTAAAAACCAACAACGCTTTGAAGTCGTTAGCGAAGATAAGCGCATTATTAGTGGACCTCTTATGTTGGCTGACGTACCTATTTTTAGGAGCGATGCTACTTATGGCGATTATTACGTGGTCTTTTCTAAAGATACTATTTTTAAGATTGCTCAAAAGTTTTTCAAAAAAGGTTACCAATCAAACGTAAACTTAATGCACTCGCCTAACGCACAAGTAGACGGGGTTACTATGTTTGAGAGTTTTATTACAGACGAAAGCAGAGGCATCTTACCAATGAAAGGCTTTGAAGATGCGCCAGACGGAAGCTGGTTTGGTAGCTTTAAGGTAGACAACGAGGATGTTTGGAGTGATGTTAAAGAAGGTAAATTTAAAGGCTTTAGCGTAGAAGGGTTGTTTACTTACAAGACAAAGCCAAACAAGGAACAAGAGCTTATGAATGCAATAAAGGAAATATTGCAGAAGGTTAAATGATAAACAAAATCTTTTATTAATATTTAAACAAAAAGAATGATGAACGCAAAAGATGCAATTATGCAAATTAGGGCTTTATTCGAAGATATGCCACAAGTAGAAGCGCCTGCTCCTGCTCCTGCACCAATCGAAGAAGTACCTGTAACTTTCGCAGAATATAGCCTTATGGATGGTACAAAGGTTATGATTAGCGAACTTGCTATTGGTGGCGAAGTTACCTTAGCAGACGGAACACCTGCTCCAGTTGGCGAACACCAATTAGCAGACGGAACTAAAATCGTTTTAGACGAAGCTTCTAAAATCTTATCTATTGAAACTCCAGAGGCTGAAGTTAAAGAAGCTGAAGAAGTACCTGCAGAATTAGGTAATAAGATTGACGAGAAAATGGCAGACGAAATTGCTGCTTTAGTTTCTGAAAATGAAAATCTAAAATCACAAGTAGCACAATTAGAGGCAAAAGTTAAGAATGGCTTTAGTCAAGTAGCTGAACTTATAGAAGCACTTACTAAAACTCCTAACGCTGAACCTATTG